ATGCTTCCTTGTCGTCATGGTTGAAATCGAAGTATGCCTCAAATCCTTGTGCTTTGATTTCCTCCAGTGACTTGTTCAGAGCATTGACGATTTCTTCTGTGACCTGAACAGTAAGCTCGGCAAGTTCTCCATTTTTGGAAGCCGTGATCTTATGCTCACCAGCAGGCATCCACTGGATGTCAGCAGGTGGTTCACCGCTGAAAACGATCTCATTGGCACTGCGTGCTGTTATTTTTGCAAAGCTGATCATTTTAATATTTGTTTGCTTCTCAAGTGTCTCTCAAACCCTTGGACGAACTTTTCAGCCAATTCTTTTTCACTTGGAATTGCCCCGGGCCAAGGTTTCTGATTCACACTCTGTTTCAGCAGATAGTGGAGCTTTATTGATCCGTCAATGCTTTCTGCGAGAAATTTCTCACTTTTTTCTGACTTCCAAACGAACAGCTTTTTTCCTGTCTCACGCTCAAAAGTTGCAGCCTTCCTTGAATAAGCCTCCTTTGAAACTGGAATTGTCAGATACTGGACTCGTTTAGCCTTGATCTCTCCACCATAAACCTTCTGAGCGATTCTTGGGTCAAGGATCTTGATGGTTGCTTCATTGTTTCGTGCAACTGGAGGCTGAACAGCTCTGCCAATGTTTGTCCAAAAGTCTGTCCGTTTCCCCCCAAGTTTGTTCGGCTCTTTTCGGTTTTTGGCTGGATAATACTCAGTCCGCATCCAGCTCTGAACACTGATTGCAGCGTTTTTGATCGCAACAGCGTGAAACTTAGGTCCACCCATTTCCTTGAGCAACTCCGGTATTTCAACTGTGATTTTGGTGATCACTCGTTTTGATCTGGGTTGGTTATGCTGAACTCATTCAGACGTTCAAACGCACCATTGGCAGCAGCAGATCCCATTGCCTCCTCCAACGCATTTGCCAGAGCATCATGGTTGATCGAATCGAACAGTTCGGGCATCGAATTGGAAAGCTCTTCCATTGCCTCGATTACTTCCTTGTCAGATTTGTTCGGATCTTGAGCAGCCATTAAAACCTTGGCGAATGCAGGACGAGCAGGGGCAAGCCATTCGGCAGAAACTCCGGTCAGCGATTCCATCACTGCATCTGTGAGTCTGTCATTGCCGGCAGGAATGTTCTTGGCATCGACCTTGGAAGGATTGCAGCAATCGCAATCATCATCTGTTACGATCTCTCCAGACCAATCACTTGCATCAAGCACATCCTGGACGGTTTTCCCCTTCTCCCACATCTTGCATGACCAATATCTTGCCTTCCACTTCGGACCTGGATCATCACAGTTATGACGGTTTCGGAAATTGGATCTTCGTTCATCATCATCACGCTTGATCTCCATGTTTGGATCACCGAATTTCACAAGGACAGTGTTTCCCTTGTCGTTTTTGACATAAACCCCAAACTTTTTATCATCTCCCTTTGGGAGTCTAAAGGGATTATTCAATCCCGCCCTTGGTTCTTCCTTTGCGTTGATCGGCTGCTTGCCAAAGAATGATGGTGATTCAACCACTGACTGCTTGATCGTGCCCTCACCTTCCTGCGGAACTCGGATCTTGTGCCTCTCATAAATCTGATCCTTTGGAAGTTCCATGCCCATGTTGATTAGAATCTGGTCCCTTGTTGCCATCTGAACTGGATCTTCATTTGATTCAAACCTTGTTTGGAGGTAAGGGATCTCGTCAGTGTCTCCGAAATTGTAAGCAATGGCTTTTCGGATCACCTGATCATTAATGTTCTGCGCTGCCCAGTCACAGGCATCTCTTAGCACTTCCCTTCTGACTTCCAAATGAACATTACCTAAAGCCCTCGAACCGGAAATCCCCACATCTGTTGTGAGTGTTTGCCCAAGAATCAGAATATCACAGACTCGATCAGCCAGATCAATCAGGTGGTTCTGAGGGTTATCGGTTCCGTTCTTGGATGCTTCAAGGATCTGAACCTCTGAACCTTCAGGAATCATTGCATACCCAGCAGCAGCAAGATCACGAAGCCAAAGCTCAAGGGCATCTTTGTCTGCTTCTCCCATGTTCTTGCCATATTTCGCCACCCTCAACGGTATTCCAAAAATCTGAGCATAACGCATGAGCCACTGACGGCCGAAGATCATCCCTGACCACCAGAAAGCAAGAACTCTACTGAAGCCATACGTCAACGGATTCCCTGATCGAGTCTTGTATCGGCCGACGAGAAACTTCTCATCAGGCATTTCAGCATATCCCCGTGATCCGATCCCTTCGATGTTCCGGAGCATGATCTCCGTCCCGCTTGAATCATATCCCCAGAACTGCGGATGGACCCAATATGAAGCCCTTGGCGTTATCTCACCTTCCTGATTCCAATCCCAAAGCAGCTCTTGGACACTGATCCCCTTCCCGATCGCATCGCACAGATCATAAACCATGTCCTCAAAGCCGTTTTCATTTCGCTTCGGAACTGGTCGCATGTTGTCGATCATTCTGCGAATAAAATCAGCTTTTTCCTGCGCCCTTGGGCTTGGTTCCTGTCCCTGCTCTGCGAATGGTTGGACAACGAATTCAGCTCTGGATGCCGCTTTCTTGATCTCATGCAGGTTCTTGGCGAGCCTTGGCCAAGTGTCCTCCATGATGGCATAAAGATCATGTAAACTCTGCGGATCTCCGGAAAAGGCTGACTGAAGAAGCCCACGAACTTCCGCAGGATCAATCTTCTCATTTAAGAACGGATAGAACTTTTCACGGAATGAAGGTGTGATAATGCGTTCACTGACCTTTTTTGTGGTCCTTGCTCGCTTTGGTTTTGGCGTTTGGTCTTGAGTTGCCATATGATTTAAAATGTTATTCCTCTGCTGCTTTGGGCTTTTGCTGTGCCTAGTTTGAATCCACTTGCTGATCTGATCACCCCGTCAGTTGATCCCCTTCTCATCTTTTCGACGGCAAGGGCCAATGCCATTACACCGTCATCATGCATTCCATCTGGTGCTGTGTATTTCACTCCCCCACCTGGGCTGTATTCATACGTGAAAGACTCAAGCTCAGATTTTAATGCCTCGTCGTAGAATCGAACCCTGTTTTGCTGAATAGCAGCCCGAAGCCCCATCATCAAGGCTTGTTTTGAGGTTGACGAGAACTTGAACCCCTCAAAGTTTGATCCCTCCATGATCAGATCCTCCACAATCGGATCACCTACACCCGTGGAATCAATCAAGGCTGGATTCCATTCCGTCATCTCAATGATACTCTGTTTTGTCTCTCCCCATGACTTCTGAAACCTGCCATTGAACACTTGGCAACCGTCTTCATCGAGTCCGACACCCCAAGTCCAGTCATGGCTTTTCGCAAGATCCCAACCAAACCATATCGCAGGTTTATGGCTTCGTTCACCAAAGCATGCCCTGATTGCATCAACTCCAAATGGATTGCCTCCATCATCGGCAGGAACTCCAAGATACTCCTGCTTGTAAACCGCATCTGGCAGATCCTTTTGAGCATCTATCAATTCCTGTTCCAGATCCGGAATCGTTGGATTGTCGATTGTGCCAAGCCTCCAGGATTTCCAATCCCTATCACCACGCTGCCCTTTAAGAAATAACTGGTGGAAATAGTTCTGCCCCTTCGGTGTTCCAAGCACCCATGCCCTGCCTTTGTAATCCGTCAGCGTTGGCCTGATGTCCTGCTCCCATCTCGATTTTAAATCCCTGACTACTGAAGCCTCGTCAATAATGATCCCGTGATATTTGCGACCACGACCAGCGTCAGGCTTTTCAAGCGACCAGAAATCAAACCTGCCTCCATTGATCAAATAAATCTCCCTGTTCTGCTTGTCTGTCTTTCGGATCAACGGTGCAAATGATGCTTCAATATCGTTCCATTGCTCAGACATTGATTTGTAAGTAGGGGCAAACCAACCATAGGTTTTCCCCATGATCCCAGCCATACGCAGGATGTGCAGTCCCATCGTGGTTTTGCCGAATCGACGACCACATTGCAGAACATTAAAACGAAGGGCAGCATCGAGAATCCGTTGCTGCCCTGTGTGTGGCTTTTGAAGATTGATCCCTTGATCTAATTCTTGAGCCATGCAGGTTCCTTGATCGGCTTTCCGTCCATCGTGACATGCACATGGATTTCACCGTTGTTATCAAGTTCCATCTTGTCAGACATCCCGCAAAAGTTTTTTAAGGCGAAGATCAATAGCTGATCACGGTCATCATGGATCGCCCTTTGCAGAAGTTTCATTCTCAGGCTTCTTGCAGTTGCTGCTCTGCCCTTGTTATAAAGCTCTCGGAATTCAGAATTTTCCTTAGTGAATTCCCTGTTTATCGTTTTCACATTAACACGAAGAAAGTCAGCAATATCCTTCTGCGTGAATCCCATCTTGCCGAACGACTCGGCCGCGTCAATCGGCATTTCAAAAGCCTGTCTTCCCCGTTTGCGTTCACTGCTGATCTTGATTTTTCGATCTTTGATTTTCATGTTCAAGAAATATGGAGCGCACAGGTCAGATTTGCACTGCCTTTTTCATCTTGGCAAGATGATACATCACTATCAATGTTTTGTACGCGTTTTGGATAAGGTTTTGAAAGTTTAATTATTGTTTGTCTGATCTTTTTGTCAAGTGGCATTAAATAGCGGTGTTTGCCTTCTGTTATTCTTGTTTGGCTTTTATCATTCATTTTATAAAAAGCCCCACGCCAGTGAGTCCATTTGCCATTCAAAAAAACTTCTGTTGTTTTATCTGATTTTCCTGAATAAATCCAATTGCCGGCTTGATATATTCCCCCATGATGCCCTTGGTTGCTGTCAGCAAATGAAACGATCAATTTCAAACCTTTATTCCGTCTTTTTAAAAACTTCAATGCAATTGCAATTATTTTACTCACTTGAGTTTTATGTTTTTTTAAAGCAACCCTTACAAGCTCACAAATCTCGTCTTGCCCTAAATTAAACTTTTTACCTAAGAAGCGTAATGCACCTCTTCCGAACAAAACAACCCCGATAAATTTTCCTTTCTCCCATACAGCAACCTTAACAAGTTTACCTGTCGGCAAACATTTGCTGTAATGCCAATTTTCACATGCGTATTTTGCTGCTTCGTAAGTTGCCCAATCAATTTTTAAGTCACGCTCCATGATCTCTTTGATTGAAAACTTCACTGCACTTTGGACACTTTACTAACACTGGATCAAGTTCATCCAGCTTTCCTTGATCATCTTCAGTGCCTGGACTGAAATCATCATTCAAGAAATCAGTGTTTTCAAACCCAGTCAGATCCAGATCAAACCCTTCAAACACATCGTCTGTGAGCAATCCTTTCAGAGCATCCTGATCAGCTTCGGCAAGCTCTGCGATACGATTATCAGCTATCATGTCAGCATACTCTGATGCTTCATCCTTGTATTCCTGAACATCGACCGGAACCTCAGAGCATCCCAACTGCAAGGCAGCAGCCAGCCTGCCGTGACCTTTGACGACATAGCCTGACCTCTTGGAAACGGTGATCGGATTTCGCCACCCTTGATGCTTGATGATCTTTGCAAGCAAACGGATCTGCTCTGCTGGGTGAGTGTTATAATTCCGTGGATGCTCTACCAATGAGGCAGGATCACGCATTTCAGTGTGTGAACAATAGACTTGTGGATCTTCTAGTTTTTTCATCTATGCAAATGCCCTTTTTCTGATTGTCACGTGAAGCTCATTTTCTTGATCATTCACGTTTTGGTTTAAGATCCTGCAAGCAAGATCAAGCGAAGAT